TTTGTGGCGGCGTTAGTAGCTGTGGCTGCGGCAGTGTTTGTAGCAGCAGCAGCGGTAGCTTGTTGGGCTGCAAGAGCGGCAGCTTGTTCAGCGGCAAGTACTTGTGCAGCGGCTACTTCTGCCGCATGGGCAGCGGCGGCTTCGGCTGCGGCAATTTCTGCGGCGGTCATTGTGGTTGCAACGGCAGCTTCGGCGGCTACGGGAACTGCTAACTGGGGCATATCAAACTCCTCGTTTCATTAAAACAAACCCGCCGTTACGAGCGAATTCTTTGAAGCCAAACATGGTTATCAACTTCTGAGCTTTTATATCATTTTCAAAGGGTGTAGCATACACTTCTGTGTACTTTTTGTCTTCAAAATCTTTAAGCATACCTTTAAAGATTTGCTGATACCGCTTGAACTTTGAAGGTGTCCATGCGCCTTCTTTGAGTGTTAAATGCAACGCTACTTTTGTTTGATTGACTATGTAGTCGCACAACACCTCAATGTCGTTATCTTCGTAGAGCTTTTCTCTTACTGGAGGCATCATACTTTTACCTTCAGAACATTGGCAGCAGTGGTGTCATAGAACACATCCCCAACCCGTAAATTAGCAAGATCTGCCTGAGTTGGCAGGCTTGGTGTCGCCGTGTTTGGCGCTGGAGGGAAACTCAATCCAGCTATTACTGCCGCGCCATTCCTCTGAGTTGTAACGTTTATTGGCCCTGCGTTATCTAACTGATTAAAGTACAAACGCAACAAGGTCAATAACTGATTCATGTATATCTGATCGTACTCCTCTGGAGCACTGAGCAGACGCGGGGCAACAACGTTTTTTTGTGCCATTATCTGCGTCCATCAGGTCTGATGTCGATACGAGGAGCGCCTAGCTGCCACTGTGTTCCTATGGTGTCCGAGGTAATCCGCATAGCCATTTGTCGTCCACGCACACGGATGAAGATTTGCCCGTCATATGTGTCTGGGTCAATTGGATAACTTTGCGTTGCCACCACGGGCTGCTCTGCGTCTGTATCCGTACCCCCTACAGATTTGGGCGATGTTAACCCCGAACCTGAGTTTTTTAAAGGCAGTAACTGCATGGTCAGGCGCGGCGTTACTCCGTTTGTGGACCCATTAAACGTTAAGTCAGGTAGTATTCTGTAAATAAACGCAAAGTTATGACCGTCCCCAATATCAAACTGCGCCGTTGTAATTGACGCTTCAATCGGTAAAAGATCAGCCAACATGCCGTCATCTACACCAGTCTCGTGGTTCACAAGGTTATGTGCATAGGTAGCCGCAACAGGGAAGCTTCGTAGTCCAGTATCCAGCCATGCAGTGCGCCCCAGACTGCCGTAATACCAAATATCTTCCACATAGTTGTATACAACATATCTATCAGATTCGTTGGAGTTGGCCGAGCAATAAAACCACCAGACTTCGTTAAAGCCTTCGTTTGTGCTGGCATACACTTGGTCAAACTGCTGCCGATTAATATCGTTATAGACATACCGCAGTAAATCGCAACGTAGGGTTTGTATGCCACCAGCGTACTTGTAGAACTTGTCTGCGCCCATCCAGTAAGTTGTTCCAGATGCTACCGCCGCCGCATTTGGGCCAACAATAGATATGTTACTTGCTAAAAGCTGCGTACCCCAGACGTAAGGTGGACCAAGATATTGCAAGGAATAAAGCGCAGAATCTGTCCAAACAAGAATCTCTTGACGGCTTTGCCGGGCAGTAACGATGGTCGATCCTTGTGACAACCTAGCGCTACCTGCTTGATTGGTGATGGCAGGCTCCCACTCAGTCACAGATTCTTGATCTGACCACCGGATAAGCATCGGGTCAATTGTGGTGCTGAATATATCGTTTGTACCAAAGCAAAGAACAAATCGGCTTGCGTCTGAAATTAAAAAGAAAATTTGACTAATCGGGGTTTGATTAGCGCCACTTAGCTGAGAAATAGGAATTGCACGAGGCGATATGGATTGAACGCCAGACTGCGTTCCAGATGTAATAACTATTGTTGATAAAGTGTAGGTAAGACCTGTTGGCGTTCCTACGGTAGTTGTAACTCCAGAACCACCTATAGTGGTAGATAAAGTGAATGTTGTAGACCCATTAGTGGCAACAATGTAATACGTTGTAGGGTTAACGTATCCAGCAATAGAACCCGTCCCTCCATAAGTTCCACTGATTACTAATGACTGATTAACTACCAAAGTAACACTTGAAGCAGTGCAGCTAAATTGCCCTGCTATACCCGTAATAGCTACGCCTGATAATGTTGCACTTAAAGTAGTGGATGTTGCTAAATTAAACGTGCCGCCTGTAGAATTAATGACGTAGTACGTTACACCAATGACTAACCCTGTAGGTAACGACCCAGTGGTTTGCAGGGCCAGCGCTGTGCCATTTACCAAACTGCCAGAGAAACTGACAACGCTAGGCGAGGCAATAGTGATTGAGGCGGTCTTAGCTGTGTACCCAATATTGGCATTCCAATAGTACAAAGGTGCCTCACGGGGGCCAAGGATTAAATCCTGACCAAAATTGCTTTGGTTCCAGATGCGGATAGCCGCAGCAGATGCCGCACCATTACCCCATGTACCAGCACCCCAAGGGCCAGCACCCCAGCCAGTAGCAGGGATGGCGTACTCCTCACCAACATTGACTTGATATACCGCGTAAATTGTGCCGCCGCCTGTAAGGGCAAAAGATGCTTGGGAAGAGGCGGTAATTAAGTACGTTGTTGAAGTCAGGGAAGTGATCTGGTACTCACCAAAGATTGTGACCCCAGCCAAAGTTGTTGTGGGCGAAAACGTTACAAAGTCGTTATTCTCAAACCCGCCGCCAGCATCTGTTACGGTTACAACAGCAGAACCTACTGCGGTAGTAAATGGGTTGGTAAGCGTGTTGGCTACTCGGATAGGAGTGATGTCGTTATAAACACCGCCGTTCTCAATGTAAAACTTCAGGTGAGTGCCAACACCCAGCAGGTTCTGATAGCTGAGTGTGATCCAATTCAACAATGAACGGCATACACCCAAGAACGTATTTGCAGATATGCGAACCCAGCCCCCTATTTTCTCAGGCGTACCTTGGCGGAACCGAACTTTTTCCGATTCATAGTAGCCGCCCTCATTGGTGTAGCGAGTGTTTTCTCTGTTTACACCGGGCTTGAGGAGGATTTTTTGTAGTGGCATGGTTAACCAACGTTGCGTTCAAAATGAGGGCAATCTACCAAAGATTTAAAGTTGCCGCCCCAACGGTTCTTAGGGTGCAAAGTTTCCCAATATGCTCCTACAGGCGCAATTATGGTTTTGTCCCAAATGATTTTGCCGTCACGGAAGAAGTTCAAATCTATTGCACAGCGCTTTAGATGGATGGAATTCATAGTCTTGGAACGCCCCGTCTTGAAGTAAATGGCTTGCTGTTCGGGCGTACGCGCCAGTTCCCCGCCGGTCACCACGAATCCTTGGTCTGTAGCGTACTGGATTAGCTTACACATGTCCAGCAAAAACGCAGCTTGTTCGGTGCTTAAGCTCATTTTCTGCCTTTCATTTCGGCCAATTTCTCAATGGTTCTGCCACCAAAGTAAGCGCCCATGATTAACATCCCCCACTGGCCCAAGAGGGACACGTAGGACTCGTTGGCGTTGTAGTTAAACGCCGACATCATGGCAAACAAGAAGTAACCAAAGAATATAGCTATAAGGCTCATTGGGCGGATGTTCTTGGACAGCCAAGAGTCACTAGACATATCAGCTTGCCAGCGGTCTGTAACGTTATTAGCATCACTCTGTGCAGCCTTGGCAAACAGCTCTAGCTCAGCCAACTCCAGCTTGGCCTTCTCAATACCTAGCTCAAGCAGGCGCTCTTCATGTTCAAACTGCAACTGGCGCAGATTGCTGACATCTTCTGCGGTTGGATCGTCAGGTATCTTTACACCCAAAGTTTTTTCTACGACTTCCTTGCCCTTGGCTTGGATAGCGCTAGATAGCAAGGTAAGGCCGTTTTGAGCCAAGCTACTAAGGAGCGTTGCGACTATTGGAATCATCTCTTCTTTCCTTTTCAATTTGTCTGCGTAATTTTTCCATCTTTTCAATCTGCTGTTTGGCCTCATGCTTGGTCTGCATAACGTCCATGTACAGCATTCCAATCAGCGGCAGCAGCACAACTACAAGCAAACAAGCGGCAATCCATCCCATCACTAATTCCCAGTTCTGTTTAAGAGGCTGAGGAGTAGCCACATATACAGGAGGAATAGGATAGTCGCCAGTAGATACGCCTGCCTTTCCTTTAGCAGCCTTTCTTGCTCCTTGCGTTGCCATGACTCATCATCCCGTTTCTTCCTTGCCTTGTCCTGCTCTATCTTGATGACATCCCGCATATCAAACACTTTTGAATACAAGGCCCCCATCTCTTTTGGAGCGCCGTATACCATCGCTTCTCTTATCTCCGTCTCCAACAATACCATCTGGTCTTGAGCCATTACCCGCTTCAGGGCGGCTTCCATCAGGTTAGCGTCGGGGTCGTAGACAGTTTTGCTCTTCTCTTCCTCTTCCCTTATGTGGTCAGCAAGCTGTTCTTGCAGCTTGAAAAACTGAGAAAGTTGGACAACAATGTCTGCCATGACTTGGGTTTCGTCAACGGCAACGTAGGCTTCCTTCTTTTTCGCCACAGGCTTGGGGCTTGTGGCGGGCGTTCCGAAGAGCTTTGCCCAGAATCCTCTGACTGCTTTGACGTCTGAAGCAACCTCATCGACAGTTTTCTTGATTTCCATGAAAGACGTTTTTGCGTCTTTGTAGAGTTTGCATCCTTGCTTAATAGCGGCAACACAAGCGTTCGCGGCAAAGAGGATGCTGAGCGGATCAATTTACAGCTCCAAAAGTTTCTTGTTGGTCATGGTTGTTCAGGCCATTCAACTTCCCAAGGGAAGCCAGTTTGCGCTGTGATGTCGCGCAGTGCTTGACGGTATGTTGCCCATACCATCTTGTCCACAGGCGTATCTGCTATTAGCGTCCAGTCGCTGTCTTTAAGTTTATCGTTACGCTG